ATGAGGCAGCCAAGCTGTCAAATGATATGCTACTTCAAGGGGTGGTGGAGACCATAGTTCATGACTCGCCCATCCTTCAGGGTCTACCCTTCATCGAGATTGTGGGGAATGTGCTGACCTATAACCAGGAAAAGACCTTGCCCAGCATCGATTTCTATGATGTTGGTGATACCTGGACGGAATCAACACCAACCTTTGAGCAGAAAACGGCAAGCCTGAAGATTATGGGTGGTGATGCCGACGTGGATAACTTCCTCAAGGCGACCCGAAGCAATATCCAGGACTTGGAAGCCGCCGTGGTCGAACTGAAGGCTAAGGCGCTGAGGGACAAGTTTGAGGATACCTTCATCTATGGCAACTCGGCAACTAATGCCAAGCAGTTTGATGGTCTGAGGAAGCTCATTAATACCACCACTGCTTCCAGTCAGGTAATAGCGATGGGGGCTACCGGTGCTACCCTTACCCTAGGTAAGCTGGACGAGCTTATTGACGCAGTAAAGGGGGGTAAGCCCGCCCTACTGCTTATGAGCCGGCGCTCAAGGCGGAAGCTCAACGCCCTGGTCAGGGCGGCTGGGGGAATGATAGAGACCGACCGGGATAACTGGGGTAACTTTATCCAGTTGTGGGATGGCATCCCCATTGGCGTCAATGACTGGATACTGGATACTCATGTCCTTAGCGGCAGCGTGGAGACGGCAACCACCGGCGGTACCTGCTCCACTATCTATGCCTTCCAGATGGGTGAGGGGGCGCTCTGCGGCTTAACCAGCCCCGGTCACCTAACCGTGGAGCCAATCGGCTCACTGGAGACCAAGGACGCATCACGAACCCGCATTAAGTGGTACTGCTCGCTGGCTCTGTTCAGCTCAATTAAGGCCGCCGCTTTAATCGGTGTTCAGGACTAAAACTAGTGAATTCTGGGGGAGCCTCTTAAGAGGCTCCCCCAAGGAGGGGAAAATGGAAAGCAAGGATGTAGCTCAATGGATTTGTAACTACAAGCTCAGTAAATACCACGAGGATATTGAGCCCTATCGTGGTTCAGAGCCAGCCTTCTATGAAAGGTTAAAACCTTATGAGGTGATTGAGGGCGAGGGTAACTGCCTGCTCAATACTGGCATTGATGAGGTGTGGGACTTGATTACTGGTGATTCGGCTAACCACTTTAATAATGCTAACACCCAGATTGGTGTTGGCGATTCCAATACTGCTGCCGATGCCACCCAGACTGACCTTCAGGCAGCGACCAACAAGACCTATAAGGGTATGGAAACTGGCTACCCCACTTCTACCAGTCAGAAGGCAACCTTCAAGGCTAGCTTCGGTGCTAGCGAAGCTAATTTTGCCTGGAATGAATGGGTGGTGAAGCAAGCAACCAGTGGCAAGTGCCTGAATAGGAAGGTTGAAAGCCTGGGCACAAAATCAAGTGGCACCTGGACTTTAGAGGTTAGCATTACTTTGAGCTAGGAGTTGCTTTAATGGAGAAGGTATTTTGGGGAATATCCTGGAAGGGGGACCCCTTACTAGGTATTTCTGCTACCTGGGAGTTTTGGTCGGTGATAGATATTACAGTAGTGCTCTTCGGCTTTGAGCTTCTGGGTATCCAGTTTAAGAGGACAGTAGAGTAAGCTCTTAATAGGATGTGGCAGTAATGACTACCGAATATTTATACCCAGATTCTGCTGGTGATGAAACTAACATATCCAATCAATATCCTGCAAGCACTTATCACTGGGATAAGGTAGATGACCTTCAGGGTTCACCAGATGATGATTCTACTTATGTCCAAGCTCAAAGTGATACCTATCAGCGAGACTTATATAATTTAAGTGCCCCCACTGGCAATGGGACTATCAATTATATTAAGGTCTGGTATAGATTTCGCCAGTCGCCGACTGGCACAGCATACCTTACGCCAGCAATCAAAACTGGGGGCACTGCTTATGAAGGCAGCGAAGATACAACGGGCACTTCGTGGAAAAATGGCTCCTATCAATGGACAACTAATCCCAAAACAGGAGTTGCTTGGACTTGGGATGACCTTACCGCTTTACAGGCGGGAATTAAGATGCATAGGTCTGGTGGGACTGGCGCGAGGTGCACTCAAGTCTATGTTGAGGTTGACTATACAGCAGCAGAAACCCCAAAGACTTCATCTGATGTTGGCTCTGGGGTTGATGCCTATGTTTCACTGGAAACCGGTGAGGCTAAGACCTCGTCTGACGCCGGCGCTGGTATTGAGGGCACACCACTGCCGAGCGCTACCCTGACTGGCAGTGAAACCGGCTCCGGCATTGAAGCCCTTATTGGTCGGCTATTAGCCGCCGTTGATACTGGCACTAGCGCCGAAGTCGCTCAAGTCGTTGGTCTGCTTAATGACCTGTTTGCCACTGAACTGGGATGGGGCTGTGACTTACTTACCGCCAAGATAGAAATACCCACCAAGGGGGGAGGTATGAAATTATGGACCTAAACACGATGAGAACCATTGTCCGGCGCGAACTAAAGGATGAGGACGCAACAAACTACCGCTGGAGCGATGATGAGCTGGATAGACACATTGCCCACGCGGTAAAGGAGTTTTCCGAGGCGGTGCCTTTGCCGGCAAAAGCCACCCTTCCCACCACCCCGGACTCCAGGGTGATTGATATATCACCTCTGACCGATAGGGTTATGGTGGAGGCGGTGGAGTATCCGGTGGACAAGTTCCCGCCCTGCTACCAGAGGTTCGCCCTATGGGGGCATGCCCTAACCCTTTTTAGCGATGAAGTCCCCGATGGCTCTAACTGCAATGTCTATTACGGTATGCTCCACACTCTCAATGCCCAAGAGTCTACTATCCCCGCTAAACATGAGGACTTAATTGCGATTGGTGCTGAAGGCTATGCCGCCGTAGAGTGGGCTAACTATGCCATTAACCGGGTTAGCGTCGGCGGCACCACAACCCCAAGGGAGTTCCTCAATTGGGGTAACCAGCGGTTAAAGCAATTTAGAAGCGAGCTAAAGAGACTGGGAAGAAGGAACCTGGTCAGAATTCGTCAGCTCTATAGAGTGTAAAGGAGGCTATTATGCCAGTAAGAGAAGCACTACCTAAGACTAAAGATGGCTTACCTCGGGAGGCGTTTGCCATTGCCGGTGACCCTACTGACCCTGATACCTGGAAGCTGCCCCATCATAAGAAAAGTATCTTTAGAGCCCTAAAGGGGAGGCTTGATATTGAACGGACGGTTGACTGGGAGCGGATGCCAGCGGCAGTGGCTGCCCTCTCTCCGGGTGGTTACCGGGGGCGGAGGGTCGATGCCAGCCCCGAGCAAATACTACAGGCAGCCAAGCACCTGGCAAACCACTACCTCAAAGCAGATAAGCCACTGCCTGATACCCTGGCCGCACTAGCATAGAGGTTAAAGAAAAAATGATAAGCCGACTGTATAAGTGGCTCTGGACTAGGATAGGTGGCAGACCGTGGACCTATATTATCCGGGATAACCAGAGGCAATATCCCCTGTTTTGGCTCCTCTTGTTTGGAGCCCTCGGCATTCTGCTCGGTCACCTATTCTGGTGATGCTTAGAGGATGAGATGAGACAACTTAGTTCAACATTGCTTGCTGCTCAGAAGCAGGCTACCCATGTCCCCTATGTCAAGGTGGAGGCATCAAATAAGCACTCCGGGGTAGTCAACCTGCGCTGGGCAAGGCTCTATACCGGCTCAGAAGATGATTACTATCACGCCGTGACCATGCCCGGCGACGGCTCCCTAATCAGGGTCAGGGTAACACCCACCTCTGATTCCAGAAAGCTCTATCGCCAGAGGGTGGCTAACCCCAGCCCGCAATCTGATTTCAGCCAGTGGGTTTACACCAATCAGTATGATGTGGTTACTGTCGCTTGCTGCTGTCTCGGGGCTGAGGTCTCTATCTTCTGGATTAAGAGTGACCGCAAGCTCTACCAGCTAAAGAGCACCGACTATGGGGCAAGCTGGGGAAGCCCGACGCTACTTGGCTATACCCCGACTACTGCCATCAATGGCATCGCTGCCTATTATAAGCCGAATGGCGATATCGCTCTTTTCTTCGCTGACCAGGCGACCCTCTATGTGATGAAGCGCCTAAATGGTAGCTGGGGGGATATGTCTGCCTGGGATAAGTCAACCGGTGACCTATCCGGTATTGCCACGGTTTATAGCGGCGACTGGAACCTCTTTATAACCGGGAAGGATTCCGGTGGCAATTTCAAACTGTGGTCACTAATTTACGGCGATGGTGGGGATGTCGCCGCCGGAACATGGTCAGAGCTGAAGGAGTTTGCCTCAGCCCCGTCCGATGGCAACTTTGAATACAGCGCAGCATTTATGGATAAACCCGATGTCTATCGCTGCTTCTTTGTTGAGAAGTTCAGCGGCACCCAATCGTATAACCGCCCCTTCTGGTCACACTCAGTCTTGGAGGCCAAGTTTATTGATAATCTGTGGCATGAGCCAGTACCGTTTAATCTTCCCAGCCAGTATGGCCTGGCTATCGCTCACTATGGCGACTATTGCTGGCTATCTAGCCCTTACGGTGTGTGGCGGGCTAAGCTAACCCCAGACAGCCTTGATCTAACCGCTGACGTCCTGTCATTAAGGCAGGAGCTCAGTGGAACCAAAGGTAACCTTTCCGTGGAGCTAAGAAACGATGATGGGAGGTACGCTTCGCCGGGGCAGGCAGACCTGTCAGTTCTTGACATTGGCTGTCAATTGGAGTTCAGCCCCGGCTATGTTACCTCTCAGGGAAACGAGGTCAGCTCAGGCTCAGCCTTCACCCTTGATGCCTATGAGCATACCAGCGCCGGTGGTAAGGCTAGCCTAGTTCTTCATGCCTCCGATGGCTGGAACCTGATTGAAAACTGGAGAGCCAGGCAACAGTTCCGATGGAACAGGGAAACCGATGAGATGAGCGTCAAGCAAATCCTCCAGTTTGTGCTGGCTAGGGTTGGGCTGAAGCTTGAAGTAAAATCCCAGTCATCGGTTTTAACTGGCTACTACCCCGACTTTACCGTCAACCCCAATAATACCGGCGATACGGTTACCCAAAGGCTACTCTCCTTCGTCCCTGATTTTCTACTCATCGAGGGCAACAAAGCCTATGTGGTAAATCCCCTATCCTCTGATGGCTCTAATTACCCCTATGGCTCATCCCACTCTATACTTGAGGGCAGGTATAAAGCCGAAGCCTTGGGGCTTAATCGAGTCCAAGTCGAGGGCTACGACCCGACACAGGGTAAGGCGATAGTGGTTGATTCCTTCACCTGGAACCAGATAGACAGGCTCTATGACCGGCTAAGTCAGCTTGAAGACAAGAATATAGACACTGTAACTAAAGCTGAGCAGAGGGGGGAAGCCCATTTAAGACAGGCGGAGGTAGAATCAGTTAATGGCTCTATCCTCATTCCGGTCAATTGTGGTCAGCAGCTGTATGATGTCATTGATATAACCGATAGCCGAGCTGGGCTTGAGGCAGCTAAGAGGAGGGTGCTCGGGCTGACCTTGGTTTATAGTCCCAAAAGCGGGGAGTATCGGCAGCGGTTATTGTTAGGCGGAGTATAGAAAAGGAGAGCTAAGATGAGGCTGAGGAAAGGGGTACTAAAGAGTTTCAACTCTGGCGATTATACTGCCACCGTTCAGCTTACTGGCAGCTATAAGGTTTACCTAGAGGGTATTGCTGTGGCGCGTAACCTGCCAGCGGCAGAGATGGCACTGGGCAGGAAGGTAGCGGTTATATTCTTTGATGAGAATAACGCCAAAGATGCCGTCGTGGTGGCAGTCTATACCTAGACTGAACCTAAAATTCTCTTCTAACTATAAAGATAACGAATGCTACTATTGCCACTCCGCCTATAATTCCACCAATTAACCACCAACTGACTGGCGTGGGCGTTGGTAGCGGTGTTGACGGCGATGTAGGAGGCGGTGTAGGTGTGGGTGTAGGTATGGGTGTAGGCGTAGGTGCTGGTGTTGGCGTAGGCATAGGGGCTGGTGTTGGCGCTGGTGTGGGTGTAGGTATCTCCACACCTCCCGGGTATTCCGTCCCCCCACCACCTGGCGGGCTGTATACTGGCTGAGCAGTAACAGTGATGGTGACATTTTGGCTGCCGCCTCCCTGCCCCATCGCCAGATAGGCAGGAAAGCCACCAAGAAAAGCCACCATTATAATAATAAAAGCATAAACTAC